GATTCTGCGCATTCGCAAACAAGTATCCAACTGCTTATCGCAAGGTTGAACTTAACTAGTTAAACCCTTAATGCCTAGGGTTGCTCCCGATCCTAGGCAGCTAATAATGGGAGAAAAAAAGGAGATGACATGCCAACTATTATCACAGCCTCAGAACTGAGATCAGTAATTGGCGTGTCGTCTGCCTTATATGATGACACTTATCTGAACGGCATAATAGATACAGCTGAAAATACAATTTTGCCAATGCTTGTTTCATACAAAAGCCCAATTCAAAAGGTGTCGCTGACAGACAATGTCGCCACTTTTACTACACTTGGAATTCATGAATTTACGGAAGGACAATCAGTTGTCATCGCAGGATGCGGAAGCCCATATAACGGAACAAGAACTGTCTTGGCAGACAATCTTGGACAATATACCTTTTCAGCATCGATCACTAATGCCGATTTACTCGAAGCTAATGTCATCCCATCCGGAACTGCTACCCTTTCTAGCGCATCAACTTATGTTGGAAACCAACCTGTTCGATCAGCCATCTTTGCCGTTTCAGTCGAAATTTTCCAGTCAAGAATCGCAGCCGGAGGACAAATAGAGGGTGTTGATTTTGCTTCGACTCCTTTTAGAATGGGCAGATCGCTTTTCAATCGATGCGTAGGCTTATTAGGTGCTTATTTAGATGTTGAAAGCATGGCTCAATAGTGCCAAGCACAATTCTTTCAGATGTTCGCACACCTTTAGCAACAGCTTTAGGAACAGTCGCTGGAAATGTTTATAGTTTTGTTCCAGAATCGGTTTATCCACCAGCAGTCGTTTTAGTTCCAGATTCACCCTATCTTGAAATTGAAACAGTTGGCAAATCATCAGTTAGATGTAAAGTCAATATGACAATTACAGCTGTGGTTGCTTACAATAGCAATCCTGCATCTCTCGATAATATCGAGCAATTAATCATGAGCATTCTGGCAGTTATTCCAGCGGGATATATTGTCGGAGCAGTTGAACGACCAACAGTTCAACAAATTGGAGCATCAACAATGTTGATTTCCGATATTAATGTATCAACTTATTACACACAGACAAACTAAGGAGTAAAATGGCTACGACAGTTATTACCGGTCGAGATATTACCTTCACCATTGGCGGTAATAATTTCGACGCTCAGGCAACTTCTGCATCATTAGTTGGCGAAATGAATCGTCAAACTTATGAAACATTAGACGGCAAGGCTTACAAAGTTATCGATAACAACTTTACATTCAATGTTGAGATGTTAGCTGATTGGGGCGCAACTGGATCTCTTTGCGAGATTCTATGGGGCGTTGCTGAATCAGCACCTAATACAGGTATTAACACAGTATTTACAGCATCATCAGGAGCACAATTTACTTTCCAAGTTTTGCCAGTATGGCCAAGCGCGGGAGGAACAGCACCAGATGCTCAAACAGTTTCAATGACATTCTAACTCAGGCGAGCAAGCAACCTATATTGCCCAACCGCCTGAGTGGGCAAAATGGGAAAAGCAGACAGGAAATACCATTGGTCAAGCATCTGAGAAATTGGGCGTTTGGGATCTCATGTTTTTGGCTTATCATGCACATAAGCGCGAACTTGGTGGATCAAAACCAATCAAACCAATGGATACTTGGATCGATACAGTTGCAGATGTAATTGTTGGTGATGCAAACCCAAAAGCCACAGAGCAGGAAGCCTAAACAGATTATTGGTTGAACTGGCAATAGCCACAAACATACCAATGAGCGAATGGGTGGATGCAGACGACATACTAACAGCCATAGAAATACTGGAGGAACGGAATGGCAAATGAAACGATTGCTTATGATCGTAATGACATTCGCGGTATCCTTAAGGCTTTCAAAGCGATGGATGACCAAGCAACAGAGGAAGCAAGAGCGCAATCTGCTGCGTTGGCGTATTTTGCATCTGAGGAAATTAAAGCAGCAGCTCGAACACGAACAAAATCTGGCAAGGCAGTTCAGAGAGTTGCGGACGGCGTTAGCATTTCCAAGTCAAGCAAAATCGGTGAGTTCAGTTATGGTTTCGCAAGACAAAAATTTTCGGGTGGAGCTACGACGCAACTCCTTTGGGGTGGTCTTGAGTTTGGATCTAATAAGTTCAAGCAGTTTCCTGCGTATTCAGGACGGCAAGGCCGAGGTAGTCGTGGATGGTTTATCTATCCAACCCTTCGCAGAATTCAGCCTGAATTGATTGATAAATGGGAAGCAAGTTTTGATCGCATTCTTAAGGAGTGGGCATAATGGCAACCGGTAGTCGTACCCTTAAACTCTCGATCCTTGCTGATGTTGATGACTTAAAGAAAAAATTAGGCGAGGCAGATAATAATGTTCAAAAATCTGCATCCGGTATTGAAAAGTTTGGTAAAGCTGCTGCTGCTGCATTTGCGGTTGCTGCTGCTGCTGCCGTTGCTTATGCCACCAAATTAGCCGTTGATGGGGTCAAATCCGCGATTGAGGATGAACAGGCACAGTTAAGGTTGGCAAGTGCCTTAAAGACCGCCACAGGAGCTACTGATGCCCAAATAAAGGCTACTGAGGATTACATCTCAAAGACACAGTTAGCAACAGGCGTTGCTGATAATGATTTGAGAAATGCGTTCCAGAGATTATCGCTAACCACTAAAGATGTTAATAAATCTCAATCATTATTAAATTTGGCTTTAGATGTTTCAAAAGGATCTGGTAAAGACCTTGCTACTGTCAGCGAGGCATTGGCAAAAGCCTATGAGGGTCAAGATACAAAACTAGCACGCTTGGGCATTGGTCTATCTCAGACTGATCTTAAGGCTATGGACTTTACTCAAACCCAACAGAAATTAAGTGATCTTTATGGTGGCGCAGCTGCTAGAAATGCCGAAACATTTCAAGGCAGAATTGATCGATTAAAGCAAGGATTTGAGGAAGCTAAAGAAGCAGTTGGTGCAGCATTGCTACCTGTTATTGAAAGATTAATCGGCTACATATTCCAATATGGCGAGCCAATAGTCAATAAATTCAAAGATGCTTGGAATGTAATTAAAAAATCTATTGATGATAATAAAGAAAATTTCCAATCATTTATTGATTTGTTGCAAACTTATGTTTTGCCTATTTTAGGTAAAGTGTTTAGTTTCCTAGTCGATGTAGGCGGTAAAGCAGCATCAGCAATTATTAGTGCATTTGGAACTATACTTGGAGCAGTTAAACCAATTGTCAATTTCATAATTGATGCCATTAACACAGTTATTCGCGGAATCAATTTAATCAAACCGGGATCTGATATTGATTATCTAACCAAAATTGGTGAATCAGTTGGAACTCCATTTGGTCAGGCTCAAGCAGCAACCGCAGCGGCTACAAAAACTGCAACTGTTTCAGGTAGCACATTTGTGCCAGTCGAGGGAGGCGCAGGAGGCCCAGCATCACCATCCTCGGTTTTAATTATGCCTAAAGTCGGATCAAGAATTAATGCTTTAGGAACTTCTGATGTAGCTGCAAGAGAATATGTCAATAATTACATAACAGTTCAAGCAATTGATCCTGAGAGTGCAGCAAGAGCTGTGGCAAATGCTATTAATGATAGTGCTTCAAGATCTGTTCCATTGCTTTACAATAACGGCATCAAGGGCGACTAATGACAGTTTGGACACCTGATTGGAAATTAACTGTCGCTGGTGTTGATTATGAAAACATTGCAATTGCTGATGTGGTTCATGAAGCCGGTAGAAAAGACATTTACACACAACCATTGCCATCTTATTTGCAAGTTGAAGTAGTTGCATTATCTGGTCAAACATTGCCTTTTGCTCTAAATGATGGATTAACTCTCAAAGTCAAAAATAGTGCCGGAAATTATGTCAATTTATTTGGTGGCAATATATCTGATATAACTGTTGCTGTTAAAAATGCTGGTGCGCTTACTCAGGTCGTCAGTTATACGATTTTGGCAATGGGTAATTTGGTTCGCTTGGCTAAAGAAATTTACAACGGCACATTGGCTCAAGATCAAGACGGCGATCAAATTTATACATTATTGTCTTCATCATTACTTGGAACTTGGAATGAAGTATCAGCTGCTCAAACATGGGCAACTTATGATGCCACTACAACTTGGGCAACAGCAGAAAACATTGGACTTGGTGAAATAGATCAACCGGGTCTTTATGAAATGGAAAATCGTGGGGCAAATCCGGATACTGTTTATAACATAGCTTCACAAATTGCTAATAGCGCATTTGGATATTTTTATGAAGATAATCAAGGAAACATTGGGTACGCAGATGCCGACCATCGACAAACCTATCTTTTAACAAACGGCTACACAGAAATATCGGCAAACACAGCTTTGGCATCTGGCTTAAGGACTACGACTAAAGCTGCTGACATTCGAAATGATATTTACATTAATTATGGCAATAATTATGGATCTCAGAAAACTGCTACCTCAGCTTCCTCAATTGCTACTTATGGGTACAAAGCCGAAAGTATTAATTCTTTGATTCATGACGCTACCGATGCGCAAGAGGTTGCCGATCGCTACATAAGTTTGCGTGCATTTCCTTATCCATTATTTGACAGTATTACTTTTCCAATGACAAACTCAGAAATTGATGATTCAGACCGAGATGCTTTATTAAACATATTTATGGGTCAGCCAATTCACATAACCGACTTACCTACTCAAATCAATAATGGAGCATTTGAAGGTTATGTTGAGGGCTGGCGTTGGACTACCAGATTTAATGAACTGTTCCTAACCATTAATCTATCTCCAGTCAGCTTTAGCCAAGTGGCAATGCGTTGGAATAGTACGCCAATAACCGAGGCTTGGAACACAATAGGCAACACTTTGACATGGGAATACGCTACAATCGTAGCCTGATAATAGGAGAAAAATGGCAAATACTACCAACTTCGGATGGGAAACCCCGGACGATACTGATTTAGTTAAGGATGGCGCAGCTGCGATCCGAACACTTGCTGGTGCAATTGATACATCTATGGTTGATCTTAAGGGTGGAACAACTGGTCAAGTATTAAGTAAAGCTACAAATACCGACATGGATTTTACATGGGTGGCTCAAGATGATAGCAATGCAATTCAAAATGCAATTATAGATGCAAAAGGTGATTTGATTGTTGGATCTGCTGCTGATACTCCAGCAAGACTTGCAGTTGGCACAAATGATTATGTTTTAACTGCCGATTCTTCAGCAACAAATGGTGTTAAGTGGGCTGCTGCTGGTGGATGGTCGCCTAATTTAACTTTACTTAGCACTACATCTGCAACAGGTGGTTCAACTACAATAAATGTTTCTTCTTATGATTATTATGTTATTTGGTGTTCCGCTTTAAGTAGTGCAAGTTCAAGCGATTATTTGAATTTTAGAGTTAATGGCTCAAGTACTGGAAGTCATTACATATCGCAACAACATTACCGAGGAAAAGCAAATGGACAAACTAGTCCAAGTTATACTGATACAGGTTTTAGGCAACTAGATAACAATAATAGTTTTCAACAGATTGCAAGAACTGGAACAAATGCAGCAAAATATGTAAATGCCATTATAACTGTTATGGGTGGCAAAACAACTGGCGTTAAATCAATTCAATGGACAACATCTCCTGATTATGATGGTGCTGAAGGTGCTGGCTCTGAAGGTTCAACTGGTAATGGTATTTTTTCTAATAGTGCTGCTATAACATCATTTACTTTCTTTTTTGGAGTAAATGATTTTGATGGTGGCGAAATAAAAGTATATGGAGGCTAAAAATGAGTAAAAAATTAATTGTTAATGTAGATGGCACAAATGAATTGGTTGATTTAACTCCTGAGGAAATTGCTGAAAGAGTTGAAGCACAAAAACTGTTAGCCATTGAATTAGAATTGATTGAACAAAAGGCCGCTCAAAGATCAGCATTGCTTGAGCGTTTAGGCATTACCGAGGATGAAGCAAAACTGCTCCTTGCGTAATGAAACCATTTTTATCTAAAGCTGCCGTTCAACTCCGGGAACAGATTGATGATTCATTCCCGGATCGCAGCCGTAAAAGTGATGGATGGATAGCTTCGGCACAACATCAAATGCGATCAAAGGTTTCGGATCATAACCCGCTTCCTTCGGGTGAAGTTTGTGCTATCGACATTACAGCAGATCTTGGCGCAGCTGAAGGAATATCTGCTTATCTTGCTGATCAAATCCGCATTGCTGGCAAAACAGATAAGCGAATCAAATATGTAATTCATAATCATCATATTGCCAGCAAACTATTAAATTGGCGTTGGCGTAAATATAAAGGCGCATCACCGCACACAGCTCATGTGCATATTTCATTCCATCCAAATCAATCAGGCGAATTTTTTAACATCCCACTACTAGGAGGCAATTCATGAAACTAAGCAAAAAACATAAGGCAGCAATTAAGTCATATTTAAGAGCTGTTGCAGCTTCAGGCATTACTGTGGCACTTGCCATTGTTGCCGATATTCGACCAGAACTAGCAGTTCTTGCTGGAGCATTAGT